AGCAGTGGCAGGTTAAATTCATGGTGAAGTACATGGCGCACTAGGCCCCAGCAATCCAAGCCCACGGCAATATCCCTGCCGCCATCCACGTATGGCACAGTAAAATAATGATCAATATTCATAGGGGTTTAGAAGTACTTAAGGCCCGGGGCCAAGGTAGGGGTGTATTTTTCAAGGGGCCAAGCGCGGTTAACAAAATCGTGAAAATCGGCCATCACATTCACAGTGCTGTAATCGGCACTTACGCCGGTGGCGGTCATCTCAATTTTGGGTTGCGCGGGTACCAGGTGATTAGATTCTAAATAACAGCGGTAAATCACTTTGATTTTTTCACCGCTATCAATCACATCACGAATGGCCCGCAGCGCTTCGCCGGTTACGTTATCTAATTGGAATTGGATATCTTGGTTGCCACGCAACGAACGCTCGGGCAAAGACACACCATAGGGCCTGCCCTCAAAGGTGACCGACTGGCCGTCTTCCAGGGTAAAGGTTTCATCATTAAAGCCCTGCACCCAGCGGTAAACACCGCCGGGAAAGCTGGGGTTAATGAGTTCCAATAGGTGATGCTTTAGTTCAGATGACGGGGCGCTGGCATGCACGGTCTGTAAAACCTCACTCATAATTCAAACCCTCCATCAGGGAGCAAGGTAGTACAATTTTTCGAACTCTTTCGAAACGCACTTACCGTGGATCAACGCGCCAGCCGCGGATGGATGGGAGCCATCATACAAATACCGACCGGCCACACCATTACCTTCAAAATCCTCCTGAATGCCAGACAAGTGCAGACAATCAATTACTTTCACATTAAGCCTGTCACAAATCTCGCGATTAATGGCCGCCACCGTGCTTAAATTATCGTAACTCCTGCCACCCGTTATAGACTGAATCGGCGTGCAATAAAATATCTGGGCATTCGGATAGTCGGTCATTAATTTAAAAATGAACTTTCTAAAAGCCCCCGCCATTGTCTGCTGAGTGATTAATACCTCATTCTGAGCAAACGCCTCTGCGTAAGTACCCAACGGGCTTGCCTGGCTAATATCGTTTGAGCCCTCGGCAATAATAATTGCATCAGGGGAAACTGGCTGAGTCGCCTGATACTTCACCAAGCTATTCCAAAGCACGTTATCATCATGGCCGTCGGTAGGTGGGGTCGCCGTCTCCACCGTACCGGCACGCCAGCAAATCTTCTGCCCAGAGATTGCCATGTTTGTAAGAGACTTAGGTTTTACAATGTCATTAAAAGTAAGGGTCCAATTATTACTCAAAGACGTAATACTATCGCCAAATGTAACCACATTTAACTCAGAAAAATCCGACACACCAACCGGAGGCAGCAATGAGGGATTAATCAGCCATGCAAACGATTCGTAAGGGCTTTGTATACTGCCCACTTCCATCATAAAGTCCGTCACATCCCGAATAGAGAAGCGAATATATACCTCCTTCCCCGCAGGAATAAACGTTCCATCAGCCGGTGCCGAGTTAGCAGCACTAGGGTAAACCGCTATAAGATTTTTGTGCAAATCGTAGGTGCAAAACTTTGTAGACTGACCATAAAAATTTTGATAAGCGTACTCAATGCCCGGCACCACTGGCATGTAATACGAAACAATTGACGTAGCGTGAGCAAGGACCACCCCATTTTCATCCAAAAAACCACTTACATTGGCGCCAAACTTGTTATAAATATTTTTTCCGGATTTCACCAATACATCATCATCACTGGCTATTATGGCGGCAGAGACATTAGGGTGATCCACTACACTGGAGTAGGGGATCGTGCCGTCATCATTAAGCTTTGACAGCTTACTGACATTACTTACAAACGATTTTAATACTACATCCTCGGCTATTTGACCATTGCTAAAATCAGCCACAGAAACTAGCACTGCATCCAGAGCTATCTGCGAAAAATCCAAAACCAAATCAAAGGTAACCGTCTCACCGCCTAAAGTATGAGAATAGCTGGTTACTATATTTGAAACATCACCACCAATATCTACGTAGTAGTCAGGCCCAGCCGCCACCACCTCAGTGCCGTCAACATACGAGTCATACGCCCAACTAATATAGACCTGGGTTGCCGACAAATATTTAACATTATTAACCCTAAACCGCCTAACCGCGCCGTTATCCTTAATTATCTTGTAACCACTGGAAAACGTTAATTTAATGTCCTTGATAAAATTACCCAAGTGCAAAGACTGGCCATCACTGAATACTGGAAGGTTAGGTGAGTGCTGCTTTATTAATGGATTCTTGGATGCGATGTAATTGCTTATACCAAAACCACTTACCGAGGTGGTTTTATTAAGCGCATCAACAACATTTTTTATGTCATAAGGGGATTTAATCCAAGCCGATCCAGACCAGCCATACAATCCATTATTACTTTCAACCGGGTCATTCCAAACCTGAGCCAAGGGGAGATTACCATTAACATCTGCCACAGGTGCACCAGAAGCATCCAGTGCAGCTTTTGTTGCAAATGGCACACGCCCAATCACCATAGCCTGCAATACGTCAAACTTGTCGGCAATCGCCTTTTGTAAAGATGGTCGAGTGACTGAGTCATGGGTCACTGACACAGTTTCACTGCCAAAACCAAGGGCTTCTAACTTTGCAATTAAATCCTGAAGCTCTATCAATAAATCATTTAATGTAGCAGCCATGTTTTTACCCGTTGTTTACGTAATTTGTAACAGATGCATCCACTGAATCACGCACGGCCTGTGTAGGCTGTGGCACATCATGAATACGCCCAATGGTTTCGTCTTCCGAGATCACTTTCAGATTTTTTATTTTCAGTTTTGCGGTTATTTTCCAAAGGCTTTGGCTAATGGTCTGGGTGCTGTAATCGCCTTTAAACTGGCACTCATGATCAACCAAAACCTTGCCAACTTTAATCGGCATCACAAACCAATCCTGGCCACTGTGAATAATGTGGTGGTACCAGCCCTCGAATATCTCAAACTGCTCACTGGACAATAAAAGCGTCATGGGCATATCAGCCGGTGGGCTTTTAAAGCGCCGCCGTTTGCGCGTATAACCAGAATCCTGCTTGGTTTCCAGCAGCATCGAGTTGCGGTTTAGGCGGTGGCTTTTGAGTAACGGCAACGGCAGTTTGGGGGTTGGGTAACGGGTAAAATCTATCATCGGCCTACTCGCTGCACTTGGTATGTTTGCTCAATAACATCAGCCGCAGGGCCACCCTGCCGAATATTGGCCACAAAGGCTTCGATCATGCGCTCGCCATCTGGGCCAGTGCTTTCATGCACCTGCCCGGCTCGGCTGGCATCTTCAATAATGTTAACGACAAGCGGCGCAGCAGATGATTTACCGCCGTTAAAATCCAGTGCCATTTTTTGCACTTCAGCGTTTTGCTTGGGTGATAAAACCCCTTCGCCTTTTTGCAATAGGTAGGTACTTTCTTCGGGTATGTAACCCATGCCGCCGTGAGCAACACCTGCAATGGCTTGACCGGCCACCACACCAACGGATGCATACCCCATGGCACGAACAAAACTGCCTGTGGTACCGGTTGGGTCCAGTGCCAAGGTTTTGGTGGCCGCCTCTTCTGTGCTGGTTATCATGCCCGGAATAGCCGCCGCCTTTTGCGCCAGAAACATGGTTTTATATAAAGCCGATCGCTTCTCACCAACCCCTTCCAGGGCATCCATAAACTGGCCAGCTGAATTACCTATGGCCACATAGGCCGCAGCCTGCACGGCCGCTTCATCCTTGGCCCGCTTCTTAGAAGCCTTACTTTGAATGTCGGTTATTTTGTCTTGATGAGCCTGCCAATTGTTTTCAGTTAATTCATTCCAGCGAATTTCAGAAATAAGCTTGCTGTTAGCCGCTTCATCTAACATTTCTTGGCGGCGCTCGGAGGCTGCCAATTCACGTTCTGCACGGCTTTCTTGCGCAGCAATAACCGAATCTAAGCCAGGGCGGGCCTTGGCTTGTCTGGCCAGCAAGGACTCTTGCTCGGCGCTTTCATTCATTGCTTTTTGAGTTTGAACCGACAATTCTTTTTGGCGGGTAAACTCTTTTTGCATAGCCACTAAATCTTTTAGGTGCTGCTTTTGTTCGGTTAACTCACCATTTTCAGAAGTGTGTTTTCTGCCCATCTGACCGCGCTGGCGCTTTGGGGCACCGGCTTTACTGGCAGAGGATTCAAGAGCATTTATATTGGTACGGGTACGCTCAATCACGCTGTTAAGCGCATCCATATCACCGGACTCGGCCTTGGCCAATTGAATCTGCTGGCGTATGGCTTCAATGCGCCCGGCTAAGTTGCCTTCCAAATTCGCCTTGTTACGGCCCACATAAATGGTGGCCTGTAGCTTTTCAAGTTTGGCGGTTAAGCCTTCCACACTGGGTTCAATTTCTTCACCTAATTCTTTGAAAGAACTGGCCAGAGAATCCACCCAACTTTGTACCGTGGCTGCGCTGCCGGAGCTTGCCGCAAACTTACGCTGCAATTCATCCCAGTGCTGCCCCAGGGTATCCACGCTGCCGCTTAAGCCCTTAGCCTGTGCCGCACCGGTACCGCCCACCTGTTCAGCCAGTTTTTCAAGAATAAAGCGCTGGGCCTCGGCCTTGCGACCGGTGGCATCCATTTGCTTTATCATTTCTTGTTCACCCTTGGTGAATGACACACCAGACTTTTTAAGGGCCGTTAATTGTTCAGCCGGGCTTTCTAATGCTTTACCCAGTTGCAGGGCTTTTTCTTTTGCACTGCCACCAAATACCGCGGCCATGTCTTGCGCCATCATAATGGCCGAGGTGAAGGTTTCTTCCTGTACCGATTTAAAGCTTAATAAAACACCTTGGGCATCTTGTATTTCAGCCACACTGGCAAGGGTTGCCAGGGCCACAGCGTCTGCATTTTTGGATAACTCCTGCGCACTTAAACCGGCGGCATACCCTGTGGTTTCAAGTAGCTGCTGTACCTTTAATTGCTGGCGCTCGTACCCATCAAACTCTTTTACCGCTGCTGCCACCGCCAAAGATGATGCCGCCAGGGCCGCACCAAACAATGCAAACTTACCTGCATTACTGGTGGCCAAACTGCCTATGGCAGTGAAGCGCCCGGTCACACCGTTAAGCGGGCCATTAATGGCGGTTAAGCCTTTGCTGACACCGCCCACGCTGCGATTAAACGCATCGTTGGCCGCCTTGCCTTTAAACACGGCATTGGTGTAGTCGCTGCTATCACCCTTAAGGCGAACATTAAAATCAGTTGCTCTTCCCACGCTTGAATCCTCGCAACAGCGTCAACATATCTTCTGGCGCTTGCTGTGGTTTTTGGTAGTGAACCGTGGTTAAAAAATCGTGTGGTGTGAAGCGATTGCTTTTGTCTGAATTGATATTGGCCAGCAGCGCGCATTGTTGCCCTATGCGCAGCTCTTCCACCATGGCACCAAAGGGCTCCAACTGGGAGAACTGCTGCCACTCTGTAAACAGTTTGGCGGGCATATCGTAAAGCATTTTGTCTACGTCCCACTCACCGCACATGGCGGCAAGGCGAAACGCAAAACGGCGCATCTGCTGGCTGGCTAGGGGTTTACCTGGGCAGCCTCTTCACCATCGCCTTCAGTGATCGCTTGCGTTGCCGGGACCAGCCAGGGCATGCCATTTAATTCGTGTATGGCTTGTAGCGCTTCATTAATAAGCCGGTTTGGGTAGTCGGCCACTTTTTGCAGATCGTCTTTATTCATCGGATCATACAAGTACCAGCCCCACCGATTAGTGGCACAGGATGCAATGGCCTGCATGCGCATAAACGTTAAGCTTTGGTGTTTTTCTAATGGGTCTTCTATGTTGCAAATTTCTTCGGTTAAGGCCCGTAGCTTTTCCCAATCACCTGCACTCACCTCTAGCAAGGTAAAGGGACCCACCACCAGCTTTTTAGCCACTCCAAAATAAGGGGCGCGGCCATGGGGGGTGGCTATATTAAATAGCCACAACAGAGGGTACAAAACCCATAAAAGAGCCTTCATTACACGTCTGCTTCTGTTGGTTCGCCACTTACCTTGAGGGTAAAGTTTTGGCGAAGTTTGTCACCCTTGCCCGTTGGCACACCTAATTTGGTTACCAATACGGTAAGGTCCATCTTTTTGCCAATGTCAGCCGGGAAAACAAACTGCACAATTTCTTTGGTGCTGTTATAAAAAGCATCACTTAATGCCACGGCCTGAACATTGCCAGCCTTATAGGTGGTAGTGACATTAATTTCACCGCCATCTTTTAGGCCGTAATCGTAGGTACGAAAATCCCCCTCTGCTGATCCGTAATCGGTATCTTCAATGGTGTCGGCTGACAACTCCATGCCCGAGAGTTCAACTACACCCCCGATCAATTCCATCTTATCCGCTTCGACACTGGCAGCATCATAGCGTTTTAGGTTTACGTGGCGGCCTAGGCTCATGGGTTAATCCTCATCATCATAGTGAACTAAAAAAGTAAGTGTGAGTGAGCCCGAAAAACTTTCAGGATCACGTTCGTATGAATATCCGGTGCGGGTAATGTCATTTACCAAACCAGATAAAGTGTCATTGTTATCTATTAATTGATTAACAGAATTGCTTAATGCATCCAGAGCACTGTCAATATCGTCTGCATTAACGGCCCATAATTCGATATTTAATAAGCCTTCCGATTCGTAACCGGTATCGTGATCCACTTCACTGTCACCTGCTTCCAGGTAAATCATGGCCAGGGGAAAGTCTCGCTGATCCACACTGGTTAACCGATAGGGAATGGTCTTGGTAAAATTGGATTCAATAAGCGTTTTAATGCCTTGGCGTATTTGCTTGCGAGTGGCCATTATTTCATGCGCTCAATTTTCTTTTGAATTCGGAATTTGTATTCATGTGCCAAGAACTTTGCAGCGTCTAACTGCATGGAGGTGCTGGCAGCGTTCTTGGCTTGCTTGGTAATCACAGGCCTAATGTTTACTTCCTGCATTTTTATGGGGTAGCGGCCATTGCCTTTGCGTTTAAATACATGGGTCTTGCCCACCAAACCACGGCCTGGAGTTTTACGGCCCTTGCCTTTGGCAGCACTATT